TGGAAATGATGATAAAGCTTTAATTGAATCTATTGTTGGTTTTGCCGCTCCTGCATCTCAACCTCAATTTATGAAACGACGCGGTGCTTATATGGGTCCTTTGACGGATGGTTTGAAAATCCAATTTAGACCAGCAGATGCTGACTATTTTATTTATCGTCAAGTTACCGATGGTTTTAACGACGGTGCTTACGTTGGTAAATCACCAGTTTTTTTAATTAACTGTGGATTCGTTTTTGGCATTGCTGGAGTTCCTGCTGGTCAGTCAAGGACGTTTACCATATCCGCTGTTGTTAATTATGAAGCTTTGGCTGTTGATGACAACATTGGTTTGCCTGGTGTTGGAACTTATGTTAATCCTCAAAGTCAGGCATATGGTTTGAATGTAGCAGCCAATAACAGAATTGCTACTGCTGCCAATTCTGTTGAAATGAACGCTCAAAAAGCGCTGGTAAGAAGTTTGAGCGGTATGCCTTAATAAAATAAATAATAATTTTTTTTATAGATTGAACATATTGAATCAGTAAATTTTATGTTGGAACAATTTAACGTAGCCCGGCGCCCATCTATGTTTAGTGGCAAAGCTGGCGCCGATGACCAAGATGTTGATATGGAAGGTGCTATTGTTCCATATGATCCTTCTGAAGATGAGGATTTTACTTATCCTCCTTCAGAAGATGATATGGAGATTGAGGATGAGGATCAATTTGAAATTCCTCAATTCGACGGTACATTGAACGAAGATTTGACTCGTGCTATTGTACCGTATCAACCTCCTGGGGGGTCTGGTGGTGGTGGTGGTGGTCGCAAACGTCCAGGTGGAGATCTTGATGATTACTATGAAGGTCATCATCCACCACCTAATCCTGGACCTCCGCGTGCTGGTGAAAAGCGTCCAAGGGATGAAGATCAATTATTATTGCAATTACCTGATGCTATGCATGAAGCTTTACAGCCATTTACAGGTGTAGTTGATTTATTTAACCCTCCAGATCCGAAGCGATTGAGGGGTTATCAATGGAACCGAGGTAATCAGTATGAGAATCCACTAGCGGATCCAACATTATCTGCCCCAACGAATCCTGTACCTACCATTCCTGAGGATCCAATGGAAGGTGAAGGTAGCCCTTTTTGGCTTCATGTATTGCTCGGCTTACCTGTATTATTAAATAATTATTTAAATTAAATATAACAGGTACTTTTTCGCATCGGCCAAGTTTATTAGGTAGACCATATTTCGGTCCATTCAATTCTATTGAGCCTCTTTCGGCAAGTGAATATGAGAGTTTACCACAGAACGAAAGAGCTGCCTATATTCATGACATTGAGTATGGTCAGGCACAAAGTATTTACGATATATGGGCTGCTGACAAAAAGTTTATCGAAAGTTTAGACGATAATTTGGCTGATCAGATCATGGCTAGGATGGCATTTCAATGGACGCCTATAGGAAATGCTTATGGAATATATAACGTAGCACTTAATTATTTTAATAGATTAAATTATTAAAAATTTAAATCTTCAAAAGGTAGTTTAATAGAGTATTCTTCTCCTTCTGCTGGCGGGTTATTTGAATAATGCAAAGAACCATATTCAATACCAGCATTTGAATTAAAACCTACATTAATTAATGATTCACTTTTCTCATAATCAAAGTTTATTTTCTTATGTGTTTTAACTCGATTTAAAGTTTTTTTATCTTGTATAACATATTTAGTAATGTCTATATCTGAACCATCTAAATAATAGTTTTCTAATGTATCAACTGTATAATTAATTCCATCTTCAGAATAGCAAGTTAAATTAAACATTTTTAGTAATCCCGAAAAGAAATCCTCAATTTTTATTTCTGGAAATTGTGTTCGAATTGAAAAATAAGACGACAATGTTTGAGCAGACATTGTAGCAGATTTTGATAAAGCTTGACCATATTGTGCCATATCTATTTTAAATACAAATTGAAAAGATTGGCTTGTTCTTATGTAAAAAGAATGTTTATTTGAATCAGAATTTGTTCTCACAAAAAACTGGGTTGTGCCACCAGTTGATGCAGTATATACATCCCAAACTTCTCCATTTAAATATCTATAAACAGTATATGGAACTGTTGTAAATCCAGCTTGTGGAGTTATTGTTATAGCTGTATTACCACCGTTATATCTTATAAAATAATTATCTGTTAAATTAACTTCTACACCTGGCAAATCTTCTAAATTACCTTTTGTTGTAAAGTCAATTTGTTGGAATAAATTCGTTTCAAAAATATCTGAATTTTTTAAATATAAATAAGCATTTGTAAATCTTGCATCATTTAAAAATATACCATCAAAGTTAATTTTAAAATCATTTTCAATCATATTTAATATTGACTTTAATCTTAATGCTGGAAATAAATCATTATATCTTATTGGAGTAGCTGCTTGAGATATATCATAATCGCCACTACCATAAGTCCAATAATTATTTGATGAAATTAAAGGAAACATTATATCTTCACTTACCGCATCAGTACATACTTTATTTCCAACATAAGTTGCAGTGTATTCAAAATCATAAGTAGTATCATTTAAATCTTTTAAATATAAACCCGCAAACGTATCTTTTAAATTACCTAATATTCCAATAAAAGTAATTGAATAGTCTTGTGCTTGACCATCAACTACATTTGCACTTTCTAATTGAATTTTACCTTTACGAAAAGGTATAGTATCTATTTCAATATAAGCATCTGACTTAACTAATGTACTGAATGGGCTATCATTTGAGTTGTCATACCAATGTCTGAAAATTTTATTGTTTTGTTTTGATGCAGGAACTGTAAAAGTCTGACTGAAATCAGTAAAGGTTTTACTAATATCGTTGATGTTTTGAATAGAACTTGTTACCGAAATCTTTTCATCGTCAAACAAATCAATTCGGTTATATTCTAATGTATCAACATCTTTTATGTATATGGCTACTGCTAACATTATATTACATCATTTATAAGGTTATAAGCATATTCAAAATCTAATTCGTAGTTTATCAATCTATCTTTTAAACTTGTCTTTAAATCGCTCCCTTGTGTCTTTACAGTTACAGGTTTGCCATCTAACAATACAGTTTCAGATAATAATAAATCTGTTATTAATTCTGAATAATTCTCATCAACAAAACCAGTGTTTAATTTAACTGTTTGTTTTCCATTTGTGTTAAATGTTTTGAATTGACCGATTGCAGTGTTGTAATTTATTGCAGTTTGTGTCAATTTATAGTCTGTTCCTTTTACTGCAATAGTATTGGTTTGTTGCTTAAAGAAAGTTAATGTTTGCCATCCACCATAACGATTTACAAAATCACAAAGTACTGGAGTATATTTACATTCTTCAATTGGATATGTAAAAAATGTTTTTACAGTAGGACTTCCACTTGCAGGAGTATAGGTTATTGTAACCTTACATCCATTAATAAAAAGAGGGTCAACTTTTACAATACTAATTGGAATAGAGCCATTAAATAAACCAGTGAACCCTATTGCATATCCAGCAGTTACAGAATATCCTACACCATCAATTCTTTCATATTTTACATTTAAAGTAGTTGTTGATGCCGTTGGTTTATCTAATAATAAATTTATATATTGAATTTTATCATTTGGATATGTTGTTTGCTGATAATAGTAATTATTAATATTTGTATTAGACAAAACATTCATTACAATATTACTTGGATTTTGATAGCCATCTGTATAATTACTAAAACCGTTTACACCTAAATATTGAACATTTGAAAGTTCTGTATAAGTTGTCCCATCATACCAAGATTTTCTTACTCTAAAATTTACCCATTCATTATACTGTTCATCGTTTCCTACATAGTTTATATAAGTTGCTTTTATATTATTTATAAATTCCTTTACATAATTTGAAACATTGTAATATGTTGTTTTTTGTGTTATGCTTGGATTTAATTTTGATAATGAATAGTAACCAGTTTGCCCAACTGTTGGCTCTGATTGTCCGAAATTCCAAATAGTCAATATTATTTTACTTCCAATATGTGTACTTCCTTGAGATGTTACATCAATTATAAATGGACTTCTAACTTTTACGACTCTCATAATGTGTGATATTTTGTGTCAATCAATTCCTCATCTATATATATTTCCTCTTTGCAATCCCATAAAATTACATAATTACTTGAATCAATTATATTTTCTGATTCTATTATAAACGTAGGAATTTCATCTTCTCCTTTATAAATTTTTACTATATTCATTTTATATCTTTTAAATTATAATCTACCATCGTTTCAACATCTTGACCAAATGCTTTTAATAAATCTACATCTATATATTTTTTATATCCTGCTTCAAATGGTTTAGTGAAAAATAAACTTGGTTTAATTCCTCTTGCCCAAATGTTTTTAGCTAAAATAATTCCTATTGTTTTATAACTACCTTCTGCAAACTTTCCTTTTTTATCTCTTAATCTAAAGTTCTTTTGCTTTGCCCATAATTCTAAAAACCTTGATGGTGGTCTTTTAGTTTTAAAACTGTAAGGACTATTTGGTGCTTGTTGTCCTTTTATCTTTGCATTTTTAGATACTTGTGATGGGTCTGCACCTTTAACACCTTTATCAACAAACATTCCATAATCATCCATTGAAAAACCAACAATAGTAAAACCGTTTTCAGTTACAATTTCACCTTTAATACTATTATATAATCCTTTAGTATTATTGTGTTTTGATTTACTTAAATTACTTCTTGACTGTTGAATAACGTAATCACGAAATCTTTTTATAACCGCTTCCGTTTCTAACATTTGCTCATTTGATTTTGAATTATCATATCAAAAGTAACTGTAACTCCTGCTAATTTATTTTCAAATCTTTCTGTAAAAAATTCACAAGATGGTGTACCTGCTAATTCATAATCATCTCCAAATTTACCCATTCTTAAAACTTCCAAGAATCTATTAACTACCATTAATTGTGTATTTAAAACATCTTGCTCATTGTCATTACCTAAAAATATATCAGTTGTTAATGATTTACTTTCATCTACTATATCCATACATAATATAGATACATTGTAACTCCAAGTTGAACCTAAATAAGTTGCTGAATTAATTATAATATGGCTCAAAGGAAAGATTGTAAGCTTGTTTAAATCAACTTTAAATATATCTCCAATAGTAACTGTATTTACAAATAAATCTTCCTTTAATTGGTTCTTAATTGCTTGTGTTATTTCGTAATAATGTGACGTCATCTATTTTGTCTTTTAATTAAATCAGCTTCTATTTTATTCTTTTCTTTTTCGAATGTTAGATATGTTAAACATTGATTAATTGGTAATCTTGTAACTGCGTCAAATCTGTTAAGGTCTCCTTGAGCAATAGCATAGATTGAACTATACCATCCCCATTTTTGTCCGAAGTTTGCTGTTGCAGAATATTCTGTACCTCCGTGTCCTTCTCCAAATAAGCTATCGTAGCTTTCAATAATTCGTTGCCTAAACGATAAAAAAAAACCGTAGCACCTAAACAAACATCTAATGGTGCAAACTTCATTACTTCAGCATATGTTATAGTTCCATTATAATCTTCAATCTCATACGTGCCATTTAAGCCCTTCTTTTTAATTGGTCTATACAATACTGCCATTGCTTTATGTATCTCATCCCAATCGGTTATATACGTGTCTAAATCGGTATACTCTCCAAATGTCATATCTTCTAAATTAGGAATAAAACCAAATTCAGTTCCACCCATTTTAAATGTAGGTATAAAAGAATGATTCTGGTTAAACATATTTCCAATAGATGTAGTTATATCATTTACATCTTTATATTTAATTGAGGCAACTTCTTTTAAATCTATTCCACAAAATATCTGTACCATCTTTTGATGTAGAAATTCTGTATCTTCATTGTCTTTAGCTATCTTTAAAAAAGCCTGATACTGTGAAAGTTTTATTTCACTTAATTTAGTTGGTATTGTTATTTCTAATTTCATTTGATTTGTTTTTTATAATAATAAAATAATGTGTAAATTGTATTAAACAAAAAAAAGACCAGAAGGCTGTTCTTACGGGAAGCTCTACTGGTACTTTAATTTAAATTACTAACCTTGTGTTTTTCTTATAGCCATTTCGGATTATCAGCTCCGATGCTTACATAAGAGCAGGGTTTCTGGTTTGCTGTCCTTACTATAAACCCTTTTTCGTACGTTACAGCCTAACAGTTAGCATTAGTAATTTCTTTTATATCTATTGCAAAGAAATTCTGTTTAAACATATCTTTGAATAGTGTAATAACCATTTGTTCGTTTGCTGCTATTATATTAGCATACTCATAATCTTTCTCGTTGTCAGCATATCTGTACCAACCTTTAACTTCGTATTGTTTCATAGTGTTTGTTTTATATTATGTACAAATATATTCATTTTGTTTTAAATACAATACATTTAACTTTTATTTAACATTTATAAGATTAAATACATTTTACAAATACAATGCTTTTTGTAACTTTTATTTAACATTACCTTTGATGTAAAGATAAACCCTAATTTTAAGTGTTATCCTACGATGAAAGGTAAGCACTTGCAACTTTATACATCTCCTGCATCTTTCTAATCTCACCTATATTTCTTGGTAAATTAATAACCACTTCTACATTCTTTATGTGGTGAATATAACATTGTATTGTTGCAATTATTTCTCCGTATGTCATTTTATATTTAATTGATTATTAAAACAATAAACTAATTATTGTACAATAAACTTTATAGGTTTATTATTAGTAAATAAAGTAACTTCCTTTGTTTAAATTTCCTAATTGATATGTAACACAATAACGTAATGGGTCAATAATATGATTGTGGGCATCTATTGGAGTTTTTGACTTTTTTTCTAACCAACAATAGTTGTTTAATTCTTTTATTAGATTAATTGATTCAGGAGAAACTATTAAATCATAATCTTGCAATACACTAATTCCATAAGTAACAGAATCTGGTCCTTTAATTGCAGGAACTATATTTAAACCTAATGTAGATAATTCACTTATCAATCTTGGTTCTGCTGAATCAGCAACTATTAAACAATCGTCAGCGTGTTGTTTATTTAGATTGTATATTTGTGAAGTAGTTAATCCGTGAAGATAAAATCTTTCATTAACATAAATCTTTTTATTTGTTATATCTATATTACATTCCACTAAAGTTGAAGCATCTGAAGCAAATCCATAATCTTGTCCAAAAATAGATTTACCTACGTGTTCATACTTTCCAATTGTCCAGTTAGTAAATATAACTCCTTCAGCTTTATCTAACCATCCACCTAATATTTGATGCTTATACTTTTCTGGCCTTCTTGACTTTATATTCTCAATTTGATTGATAAACGATTCAGAAAGGTTGTGTATATTATCCTGGTAAGTTGTGTGTATATATGTTGTATCTCCTTTAATTAAATTGCTTCCTGCTTCTATACCTTTATCTTCAAAGAATTTTTTATATATAAAATGTTCTTTTGTTGCAGGATTCAACACAAGTAAAACCCTATTCTGAACTCCTTTAGTTCTTATACTAAAATCAATCTTTTCAAATATTTCTTCGTCATTTAATTCTTCTGCTTCATCTAATACCCAAGTTGTAACTCCAGCCAAAGATTTTAAACTTGCAGTTTGTGTTCCACTACTTGTTTTAATACCTTTAAAGATGATTTTAGACCCTGTTTTAAGATTTACTATTTCATCCTTCGTTATATAAAATTCGTGGCTTAAATTAGCAGTTTCAATCTTATCTATAAATTCAGGAATAATAGAAACGTTTGCAGATGTTAAAGTATATCTTGTAAATAATATAACGTGTCCTACTTCATAAGTTAATAACAGAAGAAACGAGTTTAAAGAATATGATTTCCCTGAACCCCTTCCACCTGTAATTACAAAGTACCTACTATCACTTCCTAATAGATTATACTTTTCATTCAGATTTATTTCCAATTTTAAATATATCTTTTATGTTAAAATCATTTACGTTGTGTGTAGCTTCAATAATTTCTTTTGGTTTACCAAATATATGTTCAGCAATAAACAATTGTCCTCTTTGTGATTCCATTAGTGTAGATTTAACAAATGCTATCTTTGTTTCTTCTTCTGTATCTTTATTGTAAAGTTCGCCTAATGCTTTTAAAAAAATATTGTTTACTTTTTCTTCTTCTACTTTTGGTTTACGTCCAGCGTTTTTATTTCCGCCATTGTATTTTCTTTTATCTTCCATAATCAAAAAAGTTATCATTATTGAATTAAAAATAAATAAAATCTATTATTGTTTATCTTTAAATCCATTTTTCAATCTCATTAAATTATTTGCTCTTTCTTTTATCTGTTTAAATTCAGAATCAGTTTTAACTCTTTCAGATAAACATTTATCACAATATAAATTTTGAGATAATCCTGTAGTTATTATTACACTACATAGGTGACATAGTGTAGCACCTATTCCTCCATTTAATTTATGTATTGGTTTCATTCTCCTTGTCCTTTTTTAATTAAATAATACCATAGCCAAATTAACTTTGACCTTATAAACTCATAAGCTAATAACACTAATATATATTTCATTCTTCATCGGTTTTATATTCCCAGAAGTATTCACATTCTAATCCTTTATTAGGTGGAGTAATAAAATATGATTGTCTGTATGGAGTTGGTTCTGCTTTATATCTATAACATATAGAAGATAGTTCACAGTTGTTTCCTGAGCAAAGTGTTATATCTGGCATAGCTTATTTATTTAATTGATTAAACCAAAACTCTTTTAAACTATTTGGTATTGTTTTCCAAGTGTATAAAGGCACATCTGATTCTTGTCCTTCATTAATCTTATTTATTATTTTCTTTTGCATCTTAATTGTTTTTATTATGTTCTATTACTTTCATATTCATATCGTAGATAGCTTCTAAACGTAGTATCATTACATTGTGATGTTCTGTATGTTTTGTTTGATTAAGAAGGTTGTTTAAGTTGTTTATTATTTTGTATTCGTATGCTGCTTTTTCAAGTTTATTTATTCTTAAATTACTTTCTTCTAATTGTATTTCTAATTCAGATACTTTTAAGTTCTTCTTTTTAATCTCTAATCTTAACTCTTCATTATCTTCTGTATTTAAAATGTTTTCTTCATCTATTTCATTTACTATTATGTTTCTTAAACTTCTTAAATCTCTATTAAACTTTTCATACATTGTATAGTTATTTAAAGAATGTATTACTGTTGCGTGATTCTTATTTACTGATTCAGCTATCTCTTGTAATGTCATTTTAGGTTTAAAATGTTTTACCAAATAAAAATATAATGCTCTTGCTTCTATTATATTATGCTTTCTACTATTTTTAGAAACATCTATATCAGTTTCTTTTAATATTATTTCTTTTAATCTTTCTGTTATTTCCATTTAAAATAATTCTTTAATTATTATATGATTTTCAATTCTTTTTTTAGCTATTTCAAAATATTTATCATCTAATTCAATTCCAATAAAGTTTCTATCTAAATTTTTACAAGCTACTCCTGTAGTTCCTGAGCCCACTGTAAAGTCTAAAACTGTTTCGTTTTCATTTGTGTATGTTTTTATTAAATATTCTACTAAATCTACAGGTTTTTGTGTTGGATGTAATTTACTTCCTTTAGGAGTATTAGGAACACTTTTAAATTCCAATATTGATTTTGGATTGACTTTATTTGGATTATATTGTTTAGCTTCTTGTTTACCGATATTTATGTGATTTGATAAATGTGAACTACCTTGCATTTTATAATTAGCTCTACTTATACTACTTTTATTTCTATCTGATAGTATTTTATTAAATGTTGGTTTTGATTTATTTACAAAAACACTAATTATTTCGTGATATTTCATAGGCATATATTCATTTTGAGCCATACCTGTACACATTGTTTTTTTCCAAATCCAATCATACTTGTAATTCTTAATATTACTCATTCTTAAAGCACTACTAAAAGGTTCAGAACCAAATAAAACAATAGCACCATTATCTTTTATAATTCTATTTAATTGTTCCCACATTAAATCAAAAGGTATAATTGAATCCCATTTACAAGCGGTAGTTCCATAAGGAGGGTCTGTAATTATAGCATCAATACTTTTATCAGGTATTGACTTCATTAATTCTAAACAATCACCTTTATATAATTTTATATTTTCCATTACAATACTCCTCTTAATACATATTGATTTAAATCTATATCGCTATCTTCTCCAAAGAAGTATTTATAATTATCTATTCCTTGTTCAAGTTTACGTTTGCCTTTCTCATAAAATTCATCTGAACATTCAAAAATACCAATATCTAAACTTCCTTTATCAATACAAACAAATACAAATTCATCTACATTAAACATTTCCCTGTAAAGATATGCTTGTAAATCATAAGAGTATTTATCTGCTGAATATCTAAATTCATTTAATCCTGTAGTAGTTTTTAAATCTACAATCATATTGTCTTTTAATATATCTGCTTTAGCTCTAAATGGTATTCCGTTTATCATTGCTATTTCAGGTATTTCAAATTGTGCTTTAGACATATAGTGTACTGCTTCATCGTTTCTTAAAATTGCATCAGCTAATCTTTCTGCTGCTTTAATCTCATTTGTAGTGTAAACTTCTTTACCTTCTGCTTTTGCTTCTTTGTATGCTTTTCCTGCTTTTGTTGCTACATCTACAATAGTTAATTCATCTATCTTATGTGGCTCTAAAATCATTGTGTGAAATAGTTTACCATCACGTAAAGGTTATGTTTCACTTTGTCCGTACTTTGTAACGTACTTATAAGTTTTAGGACTTGATAACACCATTTTAAGACTTGAACTACTTAAAGCCTGTTTACCAAGATAACCATAGTAAAACTCATCGTTATACATATTGTCTATTAGTTCTTGCTTATCCCAAATCTTGTTATCGAATGTTTTAATTTTTGTTTCCATTGTTTATTATTAGTTTTAGTATGTAATCGTATGTTGCTAATTCTCTTTCTGTACTATCAATCATTATCTTTAAATGCTCATCAGATGTTAAACTTTGTCCTGACATTAGTT